CCTCTTTATTTTAGATGGGTTAAGATCGCCATTAGCAAAAATACTTATTCTTATAAACGATACGTTGTTGTTAGTAATCAGGAAATGTTTATCATTACCTTGTGGTCCAGCGAAGGTATGTGCTCCATTAGCGGTGAAATATTGAATATTGAGAGAACTAACTGACTGAGTGTTAGTAATTAGATTTTTATTAGCGTCATAGCACAAAATACTTACATTATATCCTCTGGCAACACCGTCACCATAATCGTTTATACCTTCAAATCCTATTTTGAATCTTCGGATATTCCCTACCGGAAATGTCTTCTTAAAAACGGAGGTGAAATTTGTCAGTGTGAAGTATGTTCCGTCTCCTGCAATAGCAATGTTTCCAGCTGCGAAAGTTGGAAATCTGTAAGCAGACCAGTTACTTTTAACAGTTACGTTTGCAATTAGATCGAAGACTACAGACTCTTTATAGTTCGCGGAAATCTGATTAGTGATGAAGTTTTCCCTTCCGTTATCTATAATTTGTCCGTTTCCTTTTAAAAAGTCCGTAAAGTAGATGGTTGACCATCCAGATTCAACGGTTCCAAGTTCAATAACGTTACCATGAGTTTTAGGGCCTAATGTTATCCTGAAGTTTGTTGCGGTATCTTCGTTTCTCATTTGAATAAACTTACAATTCACACCACGATTCATCGTTAACGTGCCATTTTCAAGACACGGTTTGATGAATATAAGTTCTTCATGATCAAAGTTTCCATCTATTGAGATTTCTAAATACCTTCCACCAGTGAATATACATTCAGTTATCCATCCAATGACAGAGGCGGTCAAGTTAGAACTTATTTCTAATCTATATATCGTTCCAAACGAAAATTTACTATACGAAATCGAGGCGATACTAGGAATGTTTCCATCGGCCCACAGCTTAACTTTTTGAGCATACTTTATGGAAATATCACCATTCATAACCCCTTGTATTTGTACAGATATGTCACCAACTTGATAATTAACATGAGTAACAGCAAAGATATCAACTGTACTTGTCATAGGTGATGTTGAAGAAGCGCCAATTATAACAGAAATACCGTGTACATTAGATTGGATAGTTCCATCTACTTTCACATTAATCCAAGTCAAATCTAAAATCTCATTAATAACTAACGTTTGTCCATTAGGAACATAAAAAAATGATCCGCTGGCTTTACATTCTGTTATCATCTGGCTAATTGTTTTTCCACTAGATTGTGCTTCGACTGCGTTATAATATTTTTTTGGAGTTTCCGACAAGCGTTCGTTAACTAAGCCAAACTGATATTGTATTCCTGCATCTGATATAGGCGCGACCAGTGATGGCTCAAGCTTAGAAGCTGTAACAGATTGCGGCGCTAATGCTCTAGAGCTTACTGATCCTGTACCAAGTTTCGGCTCAGTAACCGATTGATCAGCAATTTTACCAGTCGTAATCAAAAGATCCTGCAGTTTATCTGTCGTGATCGTTGAGTTCGCTATCTTATCTCCTGTTACTGCTAAAGCTACCAATTTACCATTGGTAACACTCAGATCTGCTAATTTAGCCGTTGTAATCAATAAGTCAGCAAGTTTAGCGGCTGTAATTGTACCGTCTGCGATTTTATCATTCGTTACTGCTAATGGCGCTAGTTTAGGATTTGTGATCGCCAAGTTGCGTATATGTCTTTCTACTATGGACTGATCTGGTATAGGCAAGGTCACATTAGTAACAAACGCTTCGTAGATCGCCCAGTTATCATTAATCGTTTGTACAATATCCTGTATAGCTGCATCAATTACACTAGATAATATGGTGTTTCCCGGTGAAGTGTTGGAGTAATACGCATTTACGTTTGTTGTTGGCACATTAGCCATTAATTAACCCCCTATACCCGATGCTGTCCCCTCAATTCGGTATCTGAGGATGGTCATCGGTTCATCTCGATCATTTGAAAAGATTATCTGTGCATATTTAGCCTTTTTGTGAATCTTTTTGCGCTTAGTTTGGTTCACGTTATCTGTGTATCGAAGGTTGGCGTACTGCGCTTCGTCATATGCGGACACATCATACACGCCGATTTCATTGAATATAGCCTTATCTAGAGCTAAAGCGCCTGCACCGTACACGAGCACGATATCAAGTGATGATTTAACCGTCCACATGGCTGATTCAACCTGTAGATAGTGGAAATATGAGCTTTCTCCGGTAAACTCTGCGCTCAACAACCCCGTTGCAATGTACATTTTCACCGTTGTACCTGATGATTTACCCATGTTGTCCCAATCGCTGGTTAGATCCTCATTGAACGTATGCAGAAGCCCCGTTGTATTCCCCATGTAAATACTGCCCTCGAACTCTGCTAGAGACTTCGTAGACCATGGTATCCGCCAAATGTACCACTCTTGATTTTGCGTCTCATATACGAACACGTAATGTGTTGTATCGCGGTCTATAGCAACTAACAAACGTCCGTTGATAGAGTCGAAAGAAGCAACTGCAGCAGCCTTTTCCGCATCCGTGAAACGATTCTTGTTGAAGTCGATCTTGTTGTCCATGAGGTTACGCGTGCTGTATTGCCGTGTACCGGACGTTTCAACGTCATTTACACCAGTATCGTATATCTCATTGACTCCATTGTCTGAAAGGTAAGCGATTGTTTGCTGTCCTGTAGGATATGTGATTTTGCAATATCCTCTGGATGATATATTGCCGCTAGATGTATTGAGGTACTGGTTAGCTTTAAACGGAATGTCAGTAGACACGCCATCATCAAACGTTTCTCCACTAATTACACCCCATCGTCTTCGCATCGGAAGTAAGCATAATCCTCCGAACGAGATACCCGGGCCTGTTACATAGTCGTTATCTGCGATAAACCGGAAGTACTGCGCATCACCCGGAAAGTAATCGTAATGGTAACGCTTGGAGTACCATATGAGGTCTGTTCCGTCAGAAACGAATACATGACCCGTGAACACCCATACGTACTTTAATCCTCGTGCGTTGATGGTCGATAGCTTATTAACTGGAAGCACACCACCTGTTCCAGTATCATCAGCAGCCGGAACCACATTCTTCACTTGCGTACCGTCGAATTGTTTTAACGATCCTCCAGAAGTCAGCAGCAGATTAGAAACATCTGCAAAGTCCGTATACCCAACACCAAACACGTTCGAACTGTCGAAAACATCCGTCATAGTCTGTGCCGTAAGCGCTGATGCGGAATACTTGTACAATGTATTCCCCGATACAGCGAACAGGTCAGGCGCTACGCTTGATGCTGCGGCTTTGTATGACATTAGACATGTTAATGGTTGTCCTAATGCTGATGATGTAACAGGAACGCTACCGGGACGCTTTCCGATGGTGTCTATGGACTTCAAACAGGCATCCAGTGCCAGCCTATGTGCACCCTGCGGTAGTTGACCGGGGTTTAATGCGCTATTCATACCCAGTGAAGGTGTTATCTCGATTGCAAATGGAATCTCTGCCATGATTACACCTTCCTGCTGTAAAAGTATTTAGCATCCGCTTGGCTTGGCACCATTCCGCCGCTGGATACTCCACGCCCTGCCGTATTGGCGAGTATGACGATATCCCAATATCCGTCTGCGAGTCCGTAGTAGTGGTTGACCAGATCCTTTGCACTTGGGCGGCTCTCTAAGATCAATCCAGCCACGTAGTAACATAAACCCATGCTACCAGCGTCCGGGAACTCTACACGGCTCTGTAGTGAGCTTACAGTTGATGGATAGGCTAGGTACTGTAATAGATGCTCACCTTGTGGTAATGGGTTGGTGGCTAACGCATACCCTTTGATTGTAATGTTGGTGTTCGTTGCTTCTCTCCACCAGCCACGAGTATCAGCGTAGGATACACGTTTCTGCATATCTCTACCCTGCGGATCCAGTATCCGAAGTGGTGCGTACATGTTGCTTATCGGTGCGCCGCCTACAGTGAATAGTTGTAGTCCGTCAGACGAAATGTAGAGTGCATCAGAGTCCTTCTGTTGGTAGGCAAGGTGTGCGAGTCTCCGCAATCCTTGGTTGAGATACTGGAAGATGAATGAGTTCTGAACGTTGTCTTCGTCACCAATCTCTTCGAGGAAGGATTCAGCTAGTTTTTTGATGGTTGGGACTAAATCTCCGGCTGTTAGCAAGGTGTCACCTCCCTAGTCATAATTCGTCACCCTGCGGACGGATGTCTGCTTGTTTTTGCGCTGCATTTCAACTTTGAATTGCGCTCTGCGTTGCTCCCATATGCTGAAATACCGATCAATAAGTGTCTGGTTCACATTCTCGATATTTGGCAGGGACAGCACCATTGCAGCAGCATAGGTAGCAAGTACGTCGTGATAGCGTGGATCAATATCTGGCACATCATCCTCACTTATGAGTTCATCAGGATACTGGTAATAGTAGAATGTGACTGTTTTCCCCTCGTTCGGCATAGGTCTGAACACGATATTTCCGTTGTAGATATAGAATCCACTTGTGTATGAGTCCAATTCAGTTAAAGGGAAGATGCAATACGGGCTTGATAATGGGCCTTCAACCATCGTAATTGCTTCTTTGTAGTTGATTGGTAATGGATATTCTGATTGACCAGGAACAAACGTAATTGTATGTGTGGTCTGTATTTTTGCATCAGCTGCAATCATCGTTAGGGCTTCATTAATCAAATTTTTAATGTGATCCCCATCGTTATATACAAAGTTAATGTTCCTCTTCGTTCTGGCGAGTATTTCTCCTAAATTCACGGTATACCCCCTAACAGTAGGCATCCTTCAGCAGTGGTTTATAGAGCATATCAGCCATGCTGTGAGCCATTTCCTCAAGTTTCTTTTCTTGCTCGATCTCTCGTAAGATCATGTTTTGTTCCAGTTCATCAAAGGCGTTGAATCTCGTTGGGTTTATACGTCTCATATGAGTAACTACGCGGCTATCCAACTCTTTCCACGGTACGGTCATAGCAATGTATTCTTCTTTTAAGTATGGATCCCAGCACATAATTCGGTGCTTTTCACTGCGATAATCAAAATCAATTCGCAGAATATTCGGATCTAACTCCTGTAATTGAGGTTCGATATTGTAGTAATCATAATCAGCCATAGTATCCTCCTAAAGAAAATAGGAGGGCACAGTGGCCCTCCATAATTGGTTTAAACGATATAACCTGTTGGTTCAGTAAGGTCAAGAAGTGCGACGTGCGCATTACGTTTGTACGTAACCAATGTTTCATAGCAGAACATAGTGGCTGCATACTTGTCATATCCCGGAACTGGAGCGAGTGCAGCACCTTTATCATCTTCCATCCATTCAAAATCAGATAGCTGATAAAGATCTAGCTCATCCATGTCCATGAAGTGCATACGATTTGATTCATGGTAACGGTCAACAACCAAAGCGCGACCATCCCACTCAAGAACATCATATCCACCTTCTAACTTCATCGGGCTAGTATAACGCACTCCAGGAGTTAATAATGCTTCATATGCTGCTCTAACACCGTATGACGTTGTAATCAAGTCTATCTTTCCACCATCTAGTTCCGAGGTATCCGCCGCCTGCCTCATTAATTGCAACGACAGCGCACGATTTGTACCATTGTTAGTGATAATTCCCGGCTTCCAGAAGCCATTCCCCGCAATTGAAGGGTCGATTCCTTGCAGTGACAATGTCGGACTCATAATGCCACCAATTCCCATCGCCTCAACGTTATAATCTCCTGATAAGACGATGAAATCCGTTGCAGTTGTTGTTACTGTTGCTCCATCAATTGTGATTGTTTTAGCTACTTTATCAACAGCTGTGATATTTCTGCCAGATACAGAAATAGTACCGGAATTATTTACGATATCAACTCTCATTCCAACTTGTAGATACTTGATCTTATCGACAATAAGTGTGTTTGTAGTGG